ATCATCATCTCTCGACAGGTTTGGCTTCTCCCCAGAGTTTTCAATATCTGTCTTGGCTCTAAGCAAGGATTCGTACCTAGTGGTGAGCTGTTCTCTCTCCTCCTTTGTCAAGTCCTTTCTTCTCAGGGCGTTTTCCGTGTACGCCATATCCCTGTGGATCTTGAGAAGTCTTCTTCTCTGACCCTCAGAAAGGTTTTCGAACGCAACCCTTGATGCGTCATCAATAACCATAAGCTCCGCAGAAACTCCTTCTTTTATTTGGTTGAGTCTCTTTTTTTCCTCTGCAGAGTCCGCGTTAAATATGGCGTCGTCGATTTCGCTAATTTGATCAGCAAGCTGCTTTCTTCTTCTTATCAATGAGTTGTGAGCCTGAAACGTGCCTACTCCAGCAAGCGCACTCGTGGGGCCCGCCCCAATAAGACCAGCAAGTCCAGCATCAATAAGTGAATACCAATCAACATCTTTGGGCTTCCTGCCCATGGCGATGTCGTTGAGTATTTCCGCACCCTGAGCAACAACCTCAACTCCAAACTCCTCAAGAAACTCTTCGCTAAGTCCTTTTCCTGTAGTCTTAAACGCTTCTCTTGCGCCACGAGCTCTGCTCACCTTTGCAAGCTGCTCTTTTGCCATTTTAGCAAAGCTTCTTGTGGCCTCGGCTCTGGCTGTGGCCGTCGCTCCAGAAACAAAAAGTCTTTCGACATTGCCAAAAATTGCATTTAACGTAGCCTCTGCCGTTCCCACCAGTGCTGCCTGAACTGTTTTCTCTCCGAGAGACAAGTCAGGCCTCTCGTATAGAGACTGATAAGTGTCTGCTGCAGAAGTCAATCCAAGAGTGCCAAGAACAGCTCTGTATCCTGCGTTTGCAGATTTGTATGCCGCGTCTGCGGCTCTGGCTGTAGCTGCTTGGCTTGAAGTAAGTACGCCAGCGCCCCTTGGCACAGCTGCTTGCGCAACCTTTGCGGCACCGCGAGCTCTCATAGCCAATCCGATTGGGTGCATGTAAGATGCTGCAGAAGCAAATATCTGGCCCGTCTCTATTCCAAGCTTTGTCCTAAAATCATCACCACTAACGTCCCCCCTCATAGCCATGCCTATGGACTCGGTCAAACCAGCCTCAGAGAGCTCTTTGCTTACGCCTCTCTTCTGCTGATACATCTGACTCGCCATGCTGTTCACGTCCTGAACCCGCTTGTTGTTTGCAGCAATGGCATTTGCCTTTTCGTCTTGTCCAGTGAACTCGTAGTAATACTGAGGCGCTGCAAATACAGCCATCTCAAGTATTTCTTTTGCAAATCCACCAAGATAGTTTCGAACAAATGTTGCAGGAGCACCAAGGGGTTTGTCATACAGGTTCTTTCTGAACTCAGCAACCTCCTCGGCTTCTTTCATGACTTCTTGCATGTACTCGTACTGCTCGCTAGACTCAAAGTCTATCTGCTGCCTCTCAAGAGACTCGCGCATAGCGTACATAAAGTCGACATTGGAGTCTGGGTTGAAATCAGACGGAAGCCCGTACTCATCGTTGATGAGATTCCTTTCGTTGATCAAGGATTTTTTCTTGTCCTCGATGTCGAAGAACATTGCTCTGGAGTTGCTTTGAGCTTGATCGAAATCATCTTCGCTCTCAAGCTGGGGCATATAGTTGCCCATCTCCTCAATCTGCCGTGCGATTTTGTTGTAGGAATCTAAGTCCCTATCTCTAATCGCCTTGTTTACATCCGAAAGGAGTTCTTGCTCCCTCCTAACGTTAAATAAGGCCTGATCGTTTTCGTAAGACTGAACCCTAAGGCCAGCGTCTTCGTTGTTCTTTAACGCTTCAGCAATGTCTGATGGAGTTGCTGTAGCTGTGAGGGGGTTGATCTTTTGATCCTTGTAAGACCCAACTCCAAGCTCCTCGAAAACACCCTCGGCAAGCCCCTTGAAGTCATCTATAGACTCTAATGGTGTACCCAAAGAGTCGGTAGGTTCTTCCTTTTTTTTTTCAACGTCTAGCTTGGCAGACATCTCATCGGCTCTTGCCTCAGCCTGAAGCCTTCTTTGACGATCCTCTTCTTGTCGCTTCAGAAACTCTTCTCTTTGAGCCTCGTACTGAGAAACCATCTCATTGTAGACGTCCTGACTGTTGTATCCGTTTCTAGACATCACGGAAACAGCGTCGGCGTCATCAACACCCATGCTTCTTAGTCTACCCAGGTATTCGTTGATAGAGATATCTGGAGTTTGCTGTATTTCTTGTTGGGGCGATTGGACCTCGCCAAGGGTGAGATTGTTGTCTTCTCCGTTCATTTCTCAAAGATAAGGACTTAGCTAAAGAAAATCATTTCCCCTGTATCCTCTCCAGCTTCGTTTTTGAAACCAATAGCTTTTTCCCCTGCAGAGTTCTCTGTCTCGAAGGCATAAATCTTTTGGGGTAGTGCCTCATTTATTATTGAAGTCACTTTATCCTTCATTTCATCGGGAATCCTTGCAATGACTGCGCTTGATTCTTTAGATAGATCTTCTCCGACCTTTTCTGGCCCTGACGGAATAGCCTCCTCTGGAGACATCCCCTTGATTCTGTTTTTTATGTAGGAGCCAACGGTCTCGTCTTCAAGGAGGGATTCCATCTTAGACTTGACGTCTTCTCTACTTTTTGTAGAGCCAGGAACCATAGCCAGCTGATTGTATTGTCTCTCAAGAAGCCTGTATCTCTCAAGGGCGGACTCACCTCTCTCTCGTCTTGATTTGGATGGATCCTCTTTGACCTCTGGCTTCTTTTCGTCTTTGGTGGATCTGACTCTCTGGTCAAGGACGCGAGATCTATCCGCTTCAACCAGATCGGCCATAGCGGTCTCGCCCTGATATATTTGCTGATATATATCTGCCCCAACACCCTCTTGGTCTGGACCAATCTTCACTTCTTGCCAAAACTCCTTGGAGTCTACGCTTGGCGGAAAGTCAGGACCCAGTGGATTGGGGGTTTCGACCACCTCTTCACCAAGTATGTACGCAACCCTTTGTCCAACCTCATTAACACCCACGGCGTGGATGTGAATTTTGCTGGTATTTGGATGGTCTGGGAGTCTGTATGTACCAACTATTGTTGGTGGCTTCTTAAACCTATTGAGGGCGTGGCCCATAGTACCTCCAGCAGCAAGGTGCTTCTCCATTTCTGGGTCCTTTAGGTCTGCAAATCCAGCAGCTGCGGGCTGAGTAATGTTCATGCCCCCAACGATTATGTTTGAGTCCTCGGTGTCTCCGTCACCAGAGCCCTTGCCAGAACCCTTTTTGGTAGACCCACCAACAATACCGTCAAATCGGCTTCTGTTGACAAACTCATCCTCACCCTTCTTGATGATCTCAGAAAACTTCTCAGAGCCGAGATTCACACCGTTTCTAAACTGCTGCTTCTCCTCCTCCGTCAGGTGTGCAGTAAGGCCTCTGTCCTCCATAGTTGTGAGGAGTTGGAGTCTGTGCTCCTTACCAGCCCTTTCTTCGAGCAACACGTTGTCTCTGTAGTAGTTGCGAGCCCTAGACTCGTCCCAAGTGCCATCCTTAAACCCAATAGCGGTTTTCGTGGCCTTAGATTGGGCCCAGTCGACAAGAGACCCCACATCTACAGAGTGAGCGCCAACCTGATACATGGACGTATCCTGAAGGAATTCAGCCTCATCCTCTTTGACGAGGCTGCCATCTGGACCCAAGACGTAAATCTCACCATCCTGGTACACGTACTCCTTGTTCCAAGCTGCATCAGCATTGGCCAACCAAGAAACGTCTACTTCGTCGTATTCCATGCCAGCAGGCAATCCGCTGTTCAGCGCGTCGATCTCCTTCCCAGAAGCCCCAATCATAGCCTTAGCCTCCTCAGAGGCCTCATCCCTTAAGCTTTCACGCGCCACACCAGTGTTGTAGTACTGCCTAAACTTATTAATAAGGGCTCTCGCCTTTACAGGGTCGTTCATCTCCCTGATTTGCTCTGATATGTCGTTAGCCATGGCCGTAAGAGCCTTGGCCTTGTCTGGACCAGCCTTGGTGACATCAAACGCAGCCATTGCGTTGAGGTCGGTGCGCATCATGTTTTGAGCCCTTTCGTATATCCTCGTAGCCTCTTTCTTCTTGGCCTGAAGCGATGCGTCAGCTGCTCTGATTCCAGCGGCTATGCCGCTACCTTGTTGGGCTACAGCTTGCTGCTGAGCCATGCCAGTGCCTGAGCCCTGACCTCTTTGTCCTACTGGTACGTACATCAGTCTTGAAATTGAGGCTTAGACAAGAGCCCCTTCATAAACTCAAGGAGTCCCTTATCGTCGCCTTGCTTGATGAGCTCTTCCATCATTTCAGATTGGTCTGGGTTAAACACCAGCTCCCCACCTGTAAGCTCGGCTTCCTTCTCTCCGTTCTCCTCGTCAATGACAGCCTTCTTGTTGGTGTCGTGGTTAAACTCACCCTTGGTCTTGAAGCCTTGATCAGCCATGTATCTCATGCCATCCTTAGCTTGACCTGGGTTCCCCAGATCGAAGTCCTTGAGAAGAGAGGCAAGAGCTGTAGCCGTCTGAACACCACTTGCGGTTGCAGCAGGTCCAGCAGCTTGCTGTCTTTCCTGAAGATCGAGAAGCTCTCTTCTACCTTCGTCGGCAGCGGCAGCTCCACGCTCCATGAGCAACTGATCAAGTGCTGATTGGAATCCTTTTTCTTTTTCGGTGAGATCTGCTCTCAGGGCTTCAGAGGCCGTCTTCATGCCCAAAGCCTTTGCTCTTCGTTCGTCGTCCCCAGCACTAAGTCTCTCAAGAAGGTTTGCTGCACCTGCAGCTGATCTTGGATCACCAGACTGAAGCGCAGAAACAATGTCGCTTCTTTGCTCTTGAAGTCTTCTGTCACCAGCCCCCAGCAAGGCCTCTGCAGCCTCCTTTTGAGCCTGAATGTAATCCTCACTAGCCTGAGTTACAGCGGGTCTAGCACGCAGCTTCTCAAGCATCTTCTCGTATGACTTTCTGCCTGCTGCTTGTTGCTCAAGGGCAGCTGCTCTTCTGTCTTCAATGCCAGCCTCAAGGCCCTTTTTTGCTCGGCCCCTTTCTAGGGCGCCTGCCCCGAGTGTCAAGGCTGCTCTACCAAGCTTCTTTCCTTGGTCTGATTTTAAGAAGTCGAATATCTTATCGAATGGAATATCTGCCATAATTGCAAAAGTAATAAATGTTATCTATCGTGGTCAAGATCAGTGGGTTCGTAGTCCACGTTTATAGAGTAAACCTCAAAGTCACCAGCTCCAAAGCCTATAAGGGAATCAGCGAACTGACCCCTAGCTTGGTCTCCGTTTGAATCTACATAAACAAGAAACAGCGAAAGCCCAGGCTGAAACACTGAAGATGCGTCATTGAAGAATCCCTTCTCAAAAACGCCTGTAATCCTCTCAGATGAATTGGGGTCAAATGCCGCAGGGTCTGAAGTAATAAAGGCTTCCTGTCCCGTCCAGGAGTTGTCTCCACCGCCGTCAAGAACGTTAAAAACCCCAAGGTCTTCAAAGCCTGGTACGGAATCTCTAGACCCAACCACGGTGCCCAAGTACTGGACATTTGCCATTGTTTTTCTCTGCTCGCCAGAGATACCGCCATACAGAATGCCGCCTTTGTTCTTCAAAAGGCTCACAAATACTGTCTTCAGGGTTGAGTTCCCTGTACCTGCATTAGGCACAAAAGTATTGCCTCCAGAAATGGCGTTTATGTCTGGGGTCTCAACAGAAAAAGACTTGTATATCTTGTTGGTTGAAGGGTTGTCGTTAAAAGAAACCCCAATAATAGAGGAAACAGGCTCCTCACCGTAGAACTGATTGTTCGTGGATGCCGACTCGTCGTGCTTCCAGAAAGGAGTTACCCCTGCCTGTGGGCATGACACGTGGTGCTGCTTAACCCACGCCATCATAGAAGGCGTGTAGCTAAGCCGCGTGGCCCAAAAGTTACCCCCGTTGTTGAATGCTACCGTCTGTCTCATTATATGTCGTCTGAAGTTAAGAAGTTTGCTTCGTCACCAGTGAATGTCTGCTCATTATTAAACGAGGTCTCAGAACTCAAAACCGACAAGAAATCAAGAAGATCCGCCGTAGAAACCAGACCATTGTTATCGAAGTCAGCTCTTTGAGCAGTAGAAAGCCTTTGTGAAATCTCTCCGTCTGAAAGCTGCACCGCAACAACGTCAACGACTTCTACAGGGCCTCCGTTGCCACCCTGGTCTGGGTCTGGCTCTGCAACAGGATTTGAATCCGTGTCGTACAGGTTGTAGACGCTGAGGATAAAAGAGTCCTTTTCTGGGTCATACCCGCCAACGACTTTTACTGGGCCCAATCCATCAATCTCGTCCTGCTCAGCAGCCTTGAACAGCTTTCTAAAGTAAGACTTCATGTTGATGTCAGATACGACCTGTATGCCGCTGCTTCTGTTGAACTTGTAAACCTCCCTGTTGGACTTGCTGGCGAAGTATATCGTATTGCTAACCTCGCACACCGACTCGGGGTTGTCGTCACAACCGAACTCTCCAGCATAGAACCCTTCGGTGCCAAGCACAGCTTTAGCAGCCACAAGAGACTGGGTATCTCCGAGATCCGTGATGATGTTTCTATTCACTGGAATAGAGCTGCATCTACTAGACTGAATAACGAAAATAGAGTCGTCCGTATTGGCAATGTAGTTGATGTCTCCGTGCTCAATCGGCAAGTCCTTGAACTGGCCCTTCGTTGGGTTAAAAGACGTCAGCGTAAACACCCTTGATGCAGGATTGTTCTTGTCGGAGTACGTGATAGAAGAGCTTCTCACTGACTTTTGTTGATCAGGGAGATACACCTTGAACTTGCCCTTTCCGTTTACATCAGAGTTAAGAACCTTGTAGCTAAATCTATCAGACTCAGTGTAATACGGGAACAGATTCGAGTTGGACGTCTGAGATGTGATAAGGGTTTCGAAGAACCCAGAATCAATCTTTGAGAAATTCATAGGAACAGACCTCCACCAAGAGTCTCCGTTCTGTATGGTTTTCTCAGAGTTGAAATCTGCAATGTCGAATACATTCCCAGTCTCGTAGTACACAAGGCTGTCTTCGTCAGAACCGAGCTTAGGAGAGTTTATCTCAACGACACATCTCTTGTTCCAGTTGTGGGTCTGAGCGTTTATGTCATTACCACCAGCCTCAACATCCTCAAACGAGAATCCAAGAGCGTTGATGTTGTTTTCAAGAATCAAGAACGCCCCCGTTTTTGCTGGGTGCGGTGCTTCACCGTCCTGCTCTACGTCGTACAGAGGATTGTCTGTTCCCTCAGACAGCGTGACTTGATCCACAATGTTGAACTCGTAGTCTTGAGGATTGAAAACCCTTGCGCTTTCAGTATTGTAGTGAGACACTACTCTGAGCCTATCTCCTTGCCTAAAGGTGTATATATCTTGAGATCCATCAACACTTCTAGCGCCAAAGGACTTGGCGAGGGAAGCGGGGTGGTCCTGAAGGTAGTTCAGTGACACATAGATGTTTCCATTTCCAGAGTCTCCCTTGGATATAAAGGCCCCAGCTGTCGCGTACTGAAGATATCTTGAGTAAGACGTCTGTCCAGAGTACACGATCTGAAACTTCTTAGCCTCAGGCGGCACGGCACCAGAAAGAGTGATGGACATGTACACGGCCCCCTCGAATCCAGGTCTTTCACTGTACCAAGGTGCGTTGGCAGACCCTATGGGGTGAACATTAGAAGGCCTTCCTCTGTCGTCATAAAAGATGACTCCAAAAGAGTGGTTTGCACCAGCCTTAAAGGTTCTTCCAAGCCCCACAGCTGGAGGCAAGACGTACATCTGAATGTTTCTTGCGTCAGCGTTAGAAAGCTTCAGCTCGTAAACCTGACCGTCGTTTTCTCCGTCGTGATGCGTTCCGCCGTGGGCGCCGCCAACGCTGCCTTCGTCGTAGTCTACTGGCAAAAAGGCCCCACCGTTTCCGTTCGCGGGCGGGAAAGGCTCAGAGCCGTGAAGCAGAGGTAGACTCGATGTAAAACTAACGGGGTGGTAAGCGGGCTGACCCGACAACCCAGAGTCACTGCTGGCAACGCCAGCGGGGGTGTACTCGCCAGTATCTTGATCCAAGTACTTTGGGTTCTTCCAGTTGTTCTCAGAATTCCCAAAAAATTGAGTGACTGAACTGTGACGGATATTATATCCAACCATAAGGTTGTTTCCTAGGGCTGGTCCATAGACTCCTGGGTGAACAGTCTCGTAGAATTGAGTAGGCCCTCCAGGGTCCTGAAAGACATCAGAAAGGCTAAACAAAGGTGCAGAGCCGAGATTCTGAATACCATTAACCCTACCCTCTATCCCAAGTCCGTTCTGGGTGTAAAGAGTATAGTTGCCGTAGTGACTTTTAGGGTGGGGAGAAGAACCTCCTGGACCGCCCTGTCCGTCCATCAGAGAGTAAAGTGGTGTGCCGTCGGGCTTCTCTCCGTCAAAAAACCTTATGGTCCTGTTGTCATCAGTGAATGATGCAATCCATCCCGCGTCGGGCAAAAGGCCACCAAATACATTCGCCCACGGAGCTCTGTTGTCCTCGGATTCTTCACCTCTGTCGTGGTTTATGAAAATATCCCTCTCTTTCATCGCAGAGAGCCTATCCCCATAGCCCTTACGTAGGTAATCCATAGGGACGTTGAACTGGTGATATTGATTCTCAGCGTCCTCGGCAAGGCCTTGTTCATAAAGGCCGATGTTGTTTGTCAAGGCGCCCGAAAAACTTGACTCCTCCTGAACGCCAGGGGTGTTCGTGATGCCCGACGGAAAAAGGCTTTTGTTTACAAAACCTGTAGGAGTCTCCCTAAATCCATTAGGCACGTTCCAGGGTGCATAAGCATACCAGTTGGACCCTGGCCAAGGCCTACGCATGCACGTCATAACTGCGTGCTTGTCGTCAGGAAGGTCGATAGCCCTAATGTAAAGGCCTATTCTGTTTTTGGTTTGATCCTTTCTCTCTGAGAAGGCATTGGGATTACCCGAATAGTTCGTTACCCCGTCTAGCTGAGAGCTGAGATTTCTGGGCAAAGAATACTGAGTGTCAAGGTAGGTTCCAAACTGAACCTCAGCCTTGTTAAGCACAAAGAAGCCTTTTATTACATCTTGAGCGCCGTCAGGGTTGGAGCTTGGGTTAAGTGGAATTCTGGCGGCACCACCACCTCCGTCCTCTGAATCACCCTCAGAGGAGGTCCCTCCCCCACTCACAAATCTGTAATCATCAAGAACGTCGTCTTTAGAGAACTGTCGAACAGCAGTAGTTACAAGCTTACCTATAGCCCCAGTGTCTGGGAACGTAGAATTATCAGTAAGACCAACATCTACGGTGTAGGACAAACTTTCTTGAGTTGGAGGAGTTACAGAGGAAGCAAACGCAGAGAGCTCGTTTACGGGATCTCCTTCCGCAGGAAGTGTCTCACCGCTAATGATCAACGCCAAGGCCCTACTTATGTTCTCTCTGCTGAGAGTTCCATTAGCAATAAATGAGCAGCTAATTGTAAATGACTTCCCCTGAACTATCAAGGGGTTTCCTGCGCATGTGCCAAAATCAGCATTTTGTGCCTGAGCGTTGTTTGACTGATTTGTAGCAGGGTCTGTAGCACTCCACTTCCATCGTGACGATCTAAACTGGCCGCCATTTAAGTACCACACCTTGTTTACTCCGTCAGAACACGCAAGAGGAATCCTTTTGAAGTTCTCAGTCATGTACTTAATAAACTGGGCCCCACTGTGCTCGGTGTTCTGCCACCAAAATCCCTTCGGTCCGTTAGAAACTTCACTCTCACCTACAGAGTTGTCTGGAGATCCTGGATCACCTTCGTTCTCTCCGCTGGAGAAGTTAAGAGCCCTAACGTTTCTGAGATATCCTTCATTGCTGAAGTCGTCACCCATTTGTGGGCTTTGGTGATAAGAGTTGTGAGCGTTGTATACGTGAAAGTTCTGATTGGGGGTTACGGTAAATGAAAAATTGATCAAAGACCCCGCGTCAACAGTTTCTTCAGTTATCGTAGATGTGTCGATAACAAACCCCATGTTCTTGTTCTGAGCACCGTCATCAGTCGTGTATGGTGAGGGAACGGTGGTAGGAATTGCAGACACATTGTATACTGCAAAATCGGTTGCTCTTTCCTGTGGCTTCGGCGTTATTGTTGCCGAAATAGACGCTTGATCTCTGTTCTCCACGTAGTTCCCGTACATCAACCTGTTGTCAATGATGGTTTGAGCCTGTGCTCTGTATGGGAGCGCATCGTAGTCCTTCGTCTGAACATCTCTAGGGATGGCAGCATTCACCTCAGTGTTATTGAAGAGGTAAGTGACGCCCTTATCAACCTCAGAGAGAAGGAACCAAGAGCCTGACTCACCCCTCCTCCCAAGTATCTTAACGCTCTCCACCTCGCTAGACATGTCGCCTGTAGGCACGGTAATTTCAAGGGCGTTGTTGGAGTTGAAGAGAGATGAGCTACCGCTTGGACTGTAGTTGAGATACCCAGGTGGTATGTACACATCTGAGTAAGTAGATATGGCGGACTCGTTTGAGTCCTTGTAGACGCACTGGTAAGCAAACTGAAATCCTTCTACATTCAGGAACTCGTTACCAGTCACACTGGTGTCATTCGTCCACACCGCCGTAGGTGGGTCAACAGGAGTCTTTGTGCAAGCCAAAATAAAGTCAGACTCCCCATCGGTTGCGGCTGGGCCCTCTTCGGTTATGGCTCTGAGGATATTGAGCTTCTTGGGCTCATTCTTGTTGTCCGTGAAGAACAACATAGGCGTATCCTCGTACTCATCATCACCGTTGATGAATCTCTGCTGCGTGTAAGTGATGTCAGCCTTGACAAAGAGTTCTGGGTCAAAGTTGAAAGATGAAGACAGATATACAGCCACCACGTCATCGACGTCGTGGTCGTCAGGAAGGTATCCGTTGGGATCGTAAGCATACACCCCATCCAGACTTGTGTTGTCTGGAACATGGACAAAGAAGTATATGACATCGTACTTGCTGTCTATACACTTTCCAAGGACGTACTTTACGCTACCGTCCTCACCCTCCATATTCATAGCAAAGTTGGACTTGATAGGCTTGATTACCCCACCATTTCCATCTCCGTCTCTACCGTCCTCAGTCACAGAGACGTTGAGGGCGTCGTACATGTCCAGCTTACCTCTAAGCTTTGAATCTAAAGACTTGTTGAGTTTTCTAGGTGTCCTCTTATCAATCATCAGTACTTAGGAGCTAGTTTGAAATTCTTACGAGTTATTCTCATTGCTTCATCCTTGGAGAAGTTGGAGAGCCTTCTGTTAGCCTTTCTTCGCTCGTTGTAGTACTCTGATCTAGCCCGAGCCTTTTCGTTAGCAGGGATAGTTGATTTTCTCTCGCACAACTTGTAGTAAATGTAGGATCTCAGTGCCTCCTCTGCATACACATGGATAACAGGGTTGGTCGAACGAGCCTCATCAGCAACGTACTCCAATACAACCTCGCTGTAAGAGCCGTTTGTATCCACTTCTATTCTATTCTGATCAAGATTGATTCTGTACTCCCCATGCTTGAAACCCCCTCCAATACCATACAACCTTCCGAGAGATCCGTTGTACATGTAGTTCTCAAAAACGTAGTAATCGTAGTCCTCAGCCGTGTTTGAGTCTGGGGCAGTCGCTGACTTTGAGTCCTTTCTGTCAAGAATAAAGTTGCCCTCTATGTCAAGAGGACCATTTGGGCTATCTGTAATAGTTCCATCAATTACCTCTCTGGAGTAGTTGATATGCTTGTTCTCCCCAAATATCTTGAGGATTCCGTCAGAGTCAACAACTCCGAGTTTAATCATATCCACGTAATCATCAGGGATGGCCACAGTGTTGTTGGTCTTGTTGATGGTGAGCTTAAGGCTCTTGACCCTGCTTACGACGTCGAAACCAAGCTCTCTGATACCTCTCAGCGCAAAGTTTCTAAGCGCAGCATCAGATGCGTTGGCAGCAAAGTCATCAATATCTCTAGTTATCTTAAAATCATTGATAACCTGGCTCAGTGGAACGTAATTCATTCCAGAGGCCGAAACGTCTTGATAGGCCATTATTTATTTTGAGTTTCTTGTACGGCGTATCCAGAAATCACCTGATCTCTAAGCCTCACGCCAACCATCTTACAGATCTCCGCAATCACCTCGCCTATGTATCTCGCTGGAAGGTCAAAGTTCCTTGAGTTCGCAACGTCTGGGACAAAGAATCCTTCATTGTCAAGGGCCCCAAATGTAGCAATACGAGGCTTACCGTCATAATCCACATCTCCAATCTTCACCCTACCTATAGAGGCGGCGTAAGCGGATGCAGGTTGTCTGTAGTAGGTCATGATGACACTATCCACAGTTGTTGGGAAGATCTCTATGTTCTTTGACACAAGGGCCACAGGGAAAAGGTCTGTAGGGGCCGAAAGCTTGCTGTTGAGGATGTGAGCCATCTTAGCTGAGTTGTACACCAACTCTGCCTGAACTCTGTCATCATCATCAACTCTAATAGATATAAGCTTGCAGAAATCTTCTGGCTTGCTAAATACATTAGAGTCACCACTTGCGGAACCGTCAGAACCCCCAGAAAGGACTTCTTCCACGATATATCTTGAGAGGTCGTCTTCAACGCCCCTGTAGGCAGACTCACCTTGAGAGGGGTCCACACCTCTTACCCTAAGGGAATAAGCAGCTGTAAGCTCTGAGTACATCTCCATGTAGACGTTCTCCTGAGCGATGGCAGCGAAAGAATTGAAGACCTTGGGGGAAATGAATCCTTTCTGGTCTTTGTTTGCCAAGTCCCTAACGGCGTTGTATACTTCGACTACGCTGATCATATCGCAAATATACAACAAAGAAAAAGGCCCCTTTCGGGGCCTTCCTTTATGCTAGACGCTCTAGCCGATCTTCGATGTCAGCTAGTACGGTGGATCCTTTCTCCGTGAGGCAGAACCTCGTCAAAACGTCGGTGGGGTCTTGTCCCACTGGAACTGAAACAATCTGCGTGTTGGAATCAAACCACTTGCAGGCGCTACGGTCCATTTTAATTATCTGATAATCAGCCGCTTGCTTGAGAATAGCGCGAGTTCTGACTGTCGGAGAATCAAAGGATTCGATAAATTCTTTTGGTTTGCTCTTGGCGATACGCAACAAGTTGTGGCGGATCTCCGCTGTAGGAGCATTGATGTTCACTTTGAAGTACAAAGCAACCGCGAACAAATCCGTGATCTCTGTGTCACGAACCATGGCAACTGCATCTGTAACAAGAAACTCCTTTTCGAGTTCCTTCTCAGCGTCCACCTTCTTGTTCACTTCCTTGAACTTGTTTCCACCGTTGGAAGCGTTGCCAGGGTGAAGCTCCAAGAAGCGACGAAGGTTGGGTTGGTTCTTGTCCACAAAGATGCGACCGTTTCGGAAGATCACAGACTTCTTTACAGCGGCGCTTCCCTGCTCATCAGCCCAGATAGAGTTTTCGTTAGGACAGTAGCGAATCTCGCGAACACTGTCGGTCTCTTTGTCGTACACCGTCTCGCCTTGCTGAGGGAGCATGTATACGATTCCACCCCCACCAATGACTTCGAACTCCTTTCTTTCGTTAGGGGTTTCGTTGCGTACAATAGGTGGTCTCTTAGTCACCTTCTTCTCTACGACTGGTGCAGCCGTAGCTTCGGTCTTTTTGGGGCGACCTGGAGCCCGTCTAGTTTGTTGTGTCATTAAATTAAACTTTGTATAGGTTATTCAAATCAGTTGCTAATTTACTACAAGATGCGGAACCGATGTCTTTTTCGATAACGCCAAACCTTGCAATATTCCCAATAAAGGCTGTCGTGGCCGCAATGTCAGCCACAGTTCCAAGCCTTTCTATCTTGAGATCTCCGTCAGTTCTGAAGTCTGTTGTTGTTGTAGGCTTGTATGGTATGGAGGCAGGGTCGAGGGTGGGTATAAATCCAACCAAGTCTCCATCTTTGTTGTACATGTACAGGTTTGATTCAGAATCTCTTCTGATTACAAACACCTGAAAAAGCTGCTGTTCTTCAGCATCATTAATTGGATAGGTGTAGCTAACCGTTCCGTTTTCATCGTTGTCTACGTCAGTGTTAGGAAAGTCCCCAAACCTATCATGGTGCCTGGTCACAAACCTGCCAAACGCAGATGACCTCATCTTGGTGATTGCACCATTTGAATCCGTCAAGGTCTTTCCAATAGTTGGTCCAAAACACTCCCCGTCACCATCCGAGTAGATTGCATGGGCCCTCTCAGACTGGTAAACAACGTAAAGAGTGTAGTCGTTAGCAACAGTAAGAGTAGGGATGGTGAAGTTATCTGAACCAGTAAATCGAGCTGACCTTTTTGACAGATGGTCTGTAACGTCAGCGACACTAGGAGCCCCAGTATTATGCCCAATATCATAGGTATTACCGCCTGTGCCGTCATTAGCCCACGAGTTTATCTCATGACCTACAGTCTTTGATTCCAGTTCAGTATGATTGTAATCTACGATAGGCTTGTTCTCTGAAATGCCGAAGTCAATGCCAGCAATGGTTGTTGACACTACGTCTGCCCCCACCGTACCAGTACTTCCGATAAAGCTCTGTGTGCTGGCCTCACCAGTAATCCTTTTTGTGGGGTTGATGTGAATCTTAGATTCAATCTTGCTGTCGTAAGACACAGGAGAGAACGTAGAGGTTTGATCCACTGCATCGAACTTCATCACAGACTCGCCACCCTGACGAGAGATGAATGCGAGGATAGACTCGATGAGGGCTACCTCCTTGCCGATCTCACAAGGAATCTTTACTGAGGTTTTCTCAAGGGACTCACCGTCTGTGAGGTTGCTCTCTTCGTACTTAGTAGCCCCATTGAAGGAGAGTACGATATGGCCCTTACCCGCGCTTGCAAACGCTAGGCTGTCGGCAGGAAGAGCGAGAACACTAAGGCCTTGGCCACTGTCTGATGCAGTGACGCTTGAGGCGTTGATCTCTTCCTTTCTAAATAAGAAAAACTTTTTCATGCAATTAAAATAAAAGGGGGGAAGAGCGATTCCCTGCCCCCCAATTACGATTATGTAGCAGACACAGTTGCTGAACCGCTACCAAGCGGCAACAAGCCAATGTCTTCGTTTACGTACAAGAATGATGCAAAATCCTTTGCAGGGATTTCAAAAGTATCCATGTCAGCACCTCCGAATGGAGAGCCACCAAGGGTGACCTTAAGAGCACCAGCCGTATCGTTAGCAACAATAACAACCGTGCCAGCAGCCACATCGACTCCAGAAGGAGCTTCCAATGTGAATGCGCCACTCATGTTAATTCTGCTAGTCAAACCATTCCATGCTCCTGCAGCGCCGATATCTTGAACGGCGTCATCCTTCACGATCAAGAATGCGTTCTTTTCTGAAAATTTTCCTCCAGCCATGATTAAAGGTGTTATGAAGATCAGAGCGAGAGCCCGAAGGCTCTCACCCGTCACCTCAGGTTTATTATCCCTCGATCAAGACGTGCTGGTTGGCAGCTCTCGTGATCAAGTTAATCTCAGAACGGTAGTGGAAGGTCATCACGTCCTTACCAGCGTCGCCGTTGGTGTGGCCCATGATTCCGCCGCCAGTTACCCAGTGCTCCAACTCACGGCTGTAGCCGTTAGAAGCCTTGTAGTTCATCTCCAACGCAGGAGCCTTAGTTCCAGTGCGTGGGTCAACAACTTGAGTCATTGGGCACATAGCACCTTGGATCTTGGTTGAAGCACCACCCAAAGTTGGGTCGTTCAACAACTTCCAGTCGTGCTTGTGGAAGGTGTATCCACCGCGAGTGAATGACTTAAAGCCGAGCTTCACAGCCAAGTCAGCGTCGTTGTTAAACGCACCGAACTGACCAGCCAAACCAGCAGTCACCTGAGTAGCGATACCTGCAGCCAACATGTCGTCGATAGCGAGGTCTTGCTTTCTGTTCAAGTACATAGCGTACTCAGCAGGAGCACCTTGCTTGTCCAACTCGATGATGATGTCGTCGAAGTTAGAGAGAGTCAAAGGAGCAGCCTCTGCGCCAGTAGCAACCAAACCTCTGTCCTTGATGGCAGCGAAGTAACCTTCAGAACCAGCGATGTCAGCACCAGTAGCGGCACCACCATCGTGGAGCTCACCGTACAACATCATCATCTCTCTGCGGTCCTCGAAGCGCTTGCGAGCTTCCTGCTCACCGTACATGAACCATCTGTAATCGCCGTTGCCAACGTTCACGTAACCGACGTTAGTGGCCTGTGAACCATTGACTTGGTAGCGATCCTTGATGATCATGAATGGGTTCTTGTAACGCTTCAATTCTGGCTGCATGAAGTGCTCAGGCTGATCAGAACCTTGTGCATACAAGTTGCCGAGAACGACAAACTCCTGGTTTCCAGCGAGGTCGTCAGAAGCGCTCATTACAGCGCCATCCAAACGAGCCAAAACGAGTTCGTCAGCATCAGTACCGCCAGGAGAGTTAGCTCTGTTATCCTCAGTAACGATGTAACGAACACCAGTAGAAGCGTTCATAATCACGTCACGAGTCTGAGCAAACTTAGTGGTTGCTGGGTCTTCGGTGGTGTCAGCAGCGATGACGAAGTTACCAGTAGCACCTGTTCCAGCGGTAGTAGCAGCCAAAGTCAGTGTTCTGTGACGACGACCTTCTTCGAAGTATTCGATTTGGTCGGCAGCACCTGCGTTGTTCACAGCACCAGTGAGCTTCAAGAAGCCAGTGATACCCTGATCACCAAAGGTCTTGATCAAGAGGTCGCGGACCTCAGGCTTGTTGACATCGTTTGCGCCAGTCAACAATTCGTCGAGAGAAGTGTACTTCTCGGGGGTAAGTCTAAAGGCGGGATTTCTATCGTGTACACCGCCTGTTGGAGTACTTGGGCTAGTAGCCATAGTTTCTTAGTTTTTAGATTTTGAAAGTCATGCGACCCCCATCACCCATAATTTGTTTTAGTTGGGAAATGACAGGGTCTGCATTTGAGTTTTGTTGTCCGACCTGCGGTGTCTGAGCTTGTACGTTAGCCGCCTTGTCTACAATGCCACGCTGACCATCGCCCATGCCCTGCCGATAAGCAGCAGAAACAATCTTGTCGATGTTGTCAATCACAGCTCTGTGTGAAGAAAGCATATCGTAATCCCAGCTACCATCCTCTCGGACGTAAGGATCAAAGTACTCGTCGAGTCGAGAGTTCTTATCAACGAGCTGAGCCTTGTAATCGTCATCAATGCCAAACGTGAAGGTGTTGTCATTACCAAGGTCGAATTCCAACCCTGTCATGGCATCAACTTCTGTGACCATGTTTTTGATCCAAGTCTCGTCAAAGACGTCGTTTGCTTGAGGTGAGTCCTTTTTCTCAGGGGCCATGTACTCATTGCGCATCGTCTCGATGTTGGTCTTGGCCTTCTGAGCGTCAATCTTCATCTGAAGCTTAGACAGCTGAACCTCTTCCTCCGAGTGGAGGTCGGGATCCATTTTGTACTTGCTATTGACAAGAGTGTTGATTTCATCAGTAGTCAAGCTGGGGTACTCCGTAGCAAGGTCTACACGAATTGCGGTAAAGTCGTCCATCTCGGACGGATCAAGCCGCTGGTATGCAAACCAGTCCTCTGGAGCTCTTCCAGTCTCTTCTACAAAGCGAGAAATCGCTTCTACTCTCTCGTCAAGAGCATTTTGTTGAGGCGTAGCCAAGGCATCAAAATCGCTAATCTCTCTTCCGAGCCTCTCGCTCAGGTAGTTGAGAACAGCACCTTCGATATCCTCGTCGGCATATTCCTCTTGTTGTTCTTGTTGTGGTTGCTCAGCCTGAACCTCTTGCTGAGGCTCTGATGGAGCAGCGTCTGGGTCTACATAAGGCGTCTCTTGGACAGGCTCTGGGGCCTGCTCTTGAGCCGCTTCTTGTACTGGGTTCTGAGGCTCTTGCTGAGTCTCACGATCCATACTTGCCTGCAACTCTTCTGGAGAGGAGGCAATCTCAAAGTTGGTGATGTTAGTTTCTTCCATCTTAAATTAAATTGTTGTTTTTTATTACTTGACGTAGCAGACAACGCCAGCTGCAGCGGCCCCAACCTTGCTAAAGGTTCCGTATATAGTGGCCCCCACAGGCAAAGCAACAGATGCAAGCTCTGTGGTCAGTGGCTTATAGTCGTCTGTCTGATATGTGTATATATCACCAGTAAGGTCTACGGTTGTGGCTGCTGAGCCAAGGTTTGTTACTGCGTAAACCCTGGTTCTAACTCCGTCTCCAGTAAAGTCTAGGTCATTAGTACCATTGAGGTAATAAACCGTATTTGGGAGTGAATGAGTAGAGTGTGCCATGATTATCCGAGTTTAGCTTGTGTATCGTCGACACCGAACACCGCGTACTCAATGGTGGTGTTAGCCTTTGCTGCAAAGACCTTAAAGTCAAGGTCTGGGTAAGCAGGGAAGAAAGCAAACTCACCACCAGCGATCTTGGCAATGTTAGTTGTTCCGACGTAAAGTGTTATTGTGTACTCTCTTTCACCAGCAAGGTTTCTGACGTAGACGTAGGCTACATCCGCCTTATCATCCGCCTTAGCAACAGTGACAGCGTCAGCACCCTGAGCAGTACCCAAAACCTTAGACCGAATGCTGTGTCCAGAATCTGCCAAGGCAGAAAGCTGGGATTCGATAGAGAATGGGTAAGAAAGGGCGTTTTGGCTGGAAAGAGAAAAGTTAGCTCTTATCGTAGCCATTATGCTTCAAAGATGAGCGCGTACTCTACTGTGAATTCCGTAGCAACACTGGGAGTGATCTTGATGTCAGCACTAGCGGCAGCAGACCAAGGGATCAAAGTCCAGTCACCACCGTAGAGTCTACCAACCTCCTGAGAGTTGACAGTCAATGTAGCGTATTCGGTGGCGTTAGAAGACACAACTCTGATGTAAACCTTGTGAGCCTTATCAGCAGTGTAGAGTGATGCGTCGAAAAGAGTGTAGATGGTAGAAGCTGTAGTTGTCTTTCTACCGACACCTGAGGTTTGATCGAGTCCAGTAGAAACACCAGCCTTTCTCAACGTCGTAGTCTGATTCAGAGACAAAACGTCTCCAGTCAGGTCGGGACTGTTGAGAGTGAGTGTTGCGGTTGTTGTAGCCATTTTAGAAAAAGATTGTGTTTGTTTTCCGCAAATATAGGGATTTATCGTTTCTTCTTTTTCACTCTGTACCTAGATACACGACCTTTCTCCCTCTTTTCCTTTCTGGCTCTACGCTTCTCTCCCTCAGTAAGTTCGGATGCGGTGACTGGAGTTTTACTTGAAATCCTTTTTGTGGGACGAAACGTTCTATCTCCCTTGGAATAATCCTTGTCTCCAGAGAGCGTTCTCCAATCTTCTTTGAACCAGCGCTTCAAGTTGAGGCCAGCCTGTGTCTTTCTGACCCTAGGCATTACTTCTTGCTCTTGTTGCCCCAGTTGGCGGCTCCAACCTTACGACACTTGGCCAAGGCTCCAGATGCGTAAGCAGAGGGCCACACGCTATAGCGAGCCTTCACTTTGTGGTAGCATGCGTCTTTCAACACCTTAGCCATGGTTTACAGTTTTGAACTTTGCTTTGGCAACTGCGCCTGGGTGGGTCTTGTATTCACCCTTCATCAGGAAGTAGCGCCCACGCTCTTCCATCCAGTGATAGCCCTGGGGTGGATCGACAGAAACGGTCTTCTGTGACACCTTGAGCTTACCTCCCTTGTTGTACTTTACAGCCTTCATGAGCAGCGGCATCTCCACTTACGCAGAGACTTGTTGATTCTTGAGTTAGGATCTTTAGCTGTCTTGGCGCTGGTAAGCCTTTTCTTCATCCCGCACATGCGAGAGCAGAAGGACTTTCTTCTACCAGCTCTCTTCCCCTTGGGGTTTGATTCTGTAACAGCAGTCTTAAGCTTGCTCCCTGGGTTGGCTCTTCGATATGCAGCGACACCCTTAGCGGTAAGTCCACCAGATCTACTCTTGTGAACACCCATCTTCATCTTGGGCATCTTAGCTTTTCTCTTTACAACCTTGGGCATAATGCAAATATAAACAGTATCAGTAAACCGAAGTTCCGTCGGTGTATTCGGCGGTCATGCCTACGGCCTGCATAGCCGATATTGTGGCCGAGTCAAGAGAGTTGGCGGCATCGACACCGCTGAGAGGGATCTCTCCAACCTGAGCGTTAGCTACAATACCAGAGTTCGTAGCCCAGTCAGTGAGCGTGGCATCGAGATTTGCCTTTGACATACCTGATTTCAGAAAAATTCCAACAATGCCTGAAGAGCGATCTCCGTTGTCGTTAATATCATTCACCATAGACACGGTGCCCGTAACACCATCACCGTCGGTAATTTGAACAATCCCGCTAAGGTCCCAGCCTGAGAGGTCTTGATCGAAGGTACTGCACTGATTAAACATGGTTCTAGCGTCGGCTACGTTGCTCATATCCCATCCAGACAGGTCTCTGTTAAATGCTACGTTGTTGAAAAACATCGTTCTCGTAGTTGTCATTGAGGATGTATCCCATCCAGCGATGTTGTGATTCACACCCTCGACATAGCTGAACATAAAATTGGCTTCCTGCACACTAGAGACATCCCAAGTGCTCAGGTCTAGAGTAGGTGAAAGCGAAGTGGCACCATAAAACATTTGGTGCGTGTCAGTTACGTTTGAGACGTCCCATGTGCTCACCCCCTGTCCCTCAAAGGCCCTAGCATTCAAGAACATGCTCCTCATGGACGTTACATTGGACACATCCCATTTACTCCCGTTCGTAGAGAGATCTTGATTGAAGCTATTGGCATTAGCAAACATACTGGCCGTGAGTGTTGCGCTAGAAGTATCCCAATTTGATAGCGGCTGGTTAAAATTCCGAGCATGACGAAACATGGATCGAAAATCAGTTACGCTTGAAGTATCCCAGGTGTTTAGAGGTTGGTCAAACAACAAGCAGAAGTTGAATGCAAATTCCATGTTCTTAACCCTAGAGGTGTCCCAGTTGCTTAAGGGTTGATTGAACGATTCACATTTTTCAAACATACTCCTAATGTTCGTGCAGTTAGACATGTCCCAATACTTAACACCATCTTCCTCGTGTGTATCGACGGGTTGATTGAACGGTGTAAAAGAGAACATAGATGTAGCGTTGAAGCCGCCAGGCACATCTTCACTATTTGGAAGTATCCACTTACTTACGTCCTGATTAAAGGAAGTGTTCTTAAACAGCTCGAAGAAATTGTTACATGTTTTCCAGTGAGCATTCGTCCAAGGAATTAAGCTGTTGTTGGTTACATCCCCGTTATTAAAGGCTGAAGCCCCATTAAACATTCTGATGGCTGACCTTATATTTTTCACCTCATCCCCCCAATCAGAACACGGCTGATTAAAGGATGTTGCACCCGACAACGTGCTGTCGCAGAGTGAGGATGGGGGGAACTTAAAGTGACCTATATACTTATTGAATGCTGTGCAATCGTTAAAAGTACCTATGAAATCTGTGCATCCAGAGGTATCCCACGTCTGAACACCCTTGCCAGTAAAGGAAGGATTTTTAGAGAAAGCATTGGCCAGCCTGGTGCAATATGATGTCACAAGACCAGACGTATCTCCATCAAAGCTATTGGCTGCATTCGCAAATTCAAGCAAAGAATACGGAGATTCTGGAGGGTTGAATAGGTTAACGTCAAAGTTCTGACTTGACGGGTGCATAGTGAAAAAACTGCTCCCGAGGGTAACGGAAACCTCCTCTGGAGATGGAGCTCGGCGCAAATTGCCCAAAACCCCTCTAAGAGCATCAGGATCAGCAGCAGCATCAAATCTCCAGTTGTGCCTAAAGTTTACACCAGGCTTAGCTGCACGAGATCTGCCATGAAAACTCATAGAACCAGAAAACCTTTTTGAGGGTGTAGTCCAGTGTCCTAGATCAGAATTCAAACTATTGGTGCCTCTAAACGGCTTAACAGTCTCGCCAACAAATGTCATTCCAGATCCCGATGGCGCATGAGTAGACGCTGTACCGCACTTCTGAAATAGAGGAGCCACCTCAGAAGAGTCGTACCAGTTTACACACCCGTCCCAGACTCCACCTGTGTTTATGGTTGAAGGTATATTGTTCGGGCTATGAATCGGCACGTAAGACGCAATATCAATGAAAAATCCAGAGCCCCATCTAGATGTTTCTATAAGCTTCCTGCAGTCCATGTGACCCGTGGCCTCATTTCTGTGAAAGTTTGCCCCTTCAAACGTTCCAATTATGGATATCTGATAGACCCCAGGAGTAGAATAGGTGTGAGTTATCTCACTTTGATCCCACGATGTGATCGTGTTTGAAGAGGAGTCGCCCCAAGACACGGTAAAGTCGTAAACACCCCCCTCAACTGTAGGGAGAGTGTACTGATTGTTGGCACTAGAAATAACGGTCGCTCCAGAAGCTGGTGTTGCCGTAGGAATCCAGTGAGTAAAAGCGGGATGATGATTTTCATCCTGTCCAGATCCGTCAAAAAGAACTTCCTCGCCAGCGGCATCACCATTAACCCAATCGCGATAGTCGTAACCAGAGTATGCGAGCTCTCTCGTATCAATAGTGAATGTTGTTCCACTAAACCTAGGAGTGAGGAGATCAAGAGTAGCCTCTCTTCCGCTCAGGTAGGGATCAATGACTGCGACTTTATCTGAGTCAGAAGAGAAAAGGTATTCGACATCAACCCTGTCTTCATTGGGTATATCTAGCGTAAAAACGTCCAAAACAACAGACACCTCCTGAAGGGAGATGTCTACTGTGGCGTCCGCAGTGTACTGCAATGCCATGATATCAAACGTTTACGGTGACGTCCTCGTTGACAACAAAGCTACCCTTAAGCCAAGTCTGAACAAGGCTATTGTCTGTTGTGTGGGTGGCCTCAAGGTCATATACGTACTTACCTCCGTTTATATTGCTCATGGTTGAGGCAGACATGTGTATTGTCACATCTCCACTAGATCCAATCTCAAATCCATTTGAATTTACAGAACCGTCTCCAGAAAGATCAATGATTGCCCCCGAATCAGTGTCGTCACTGGCATCATCCCTAACCTGAAGTCTGTACGTGTAATTGCTCACAGAGATGGCTATTCCACTGCTGTCTGTAAAAGTTACCTTTAGCCTAAAGGTGTCGCCCTTCCTGGCCGTTATATTCAGCTTTTGAGCTACATCAAGATTTGCTTTCGCTGATGCCATAAATCCTTAGTTTTTGATAATTACAATCCCAAGATTTCGTCAATGTCACTTGACTGATCCTGACCTCCAGGGGATTCTGAAAGCTCCCCTCTCTTACCCTGTCTCTGAGAGATAAGCTTGCTCTGTTCTGAAGATTCCTTTTTGATACGATCGTCCTTGCGATCCTCTTTGAGGACTTCGAGCTTTTCCTTGAACTCCTTATCCTCAGTTCTAAATCCGAGAGTTGCCTGAGCCCTAATGGTTTCGATTTCTTTTCTGTACTCGTGCTTGACCTGCTCCAGCTGTATCTCAAGCTGATTCTTGAGCTGCATCTTTTGAGCCTCTATCTGGGCCTCCATCTGCATCTCCTGCTGTCTAGCCTGCGAAGCTGCTTGCGAGGCCTGAGCCTGCTGTTGGGCCTGCATCTGAGAGTTCTGCTGTGCCTGCTCTTGCATCTTCTTCATGCGCTTCTGACGTCTCACAATCAAAAGGCGCTCCGCCTGATTGATATCCTTGAGTTGTCTGATAGCTATAGCATCCTCAAGATCCAACTCTTTCTGCGAGAGAGATACCTGGATGTTTTGTTCAAGGAACTGGCGCTCAACATCCTCCATCTCCTTCTGAACACTTACACCGAAGTTGTACATGGGGAGGTCAGAGAAAGTAGAAAGGACTCTCATGTTCTCCTCTCCAATGGCATTCTCATAGGCCTTCATCAAAACAGACCCCGAAGGAATAATTTGAAGACACTTGACAATGTCTTCGCAAACCTTCTTGAACAATACCATAGATGCGTTAGTGATGTCGTAGATGGCATTGTTTCCTGCAGCAATAGCTTGCTCACGAACACCAACCAAAGCATCACCCTTAGGAGAGCTTGCATCCATCGCCTCATTAACACCCGTAGCGTCTCTGATAAGTCGCAGGTAGTGGTTGTAAATACCAATGAGTTCGTTTATGTTTCTGATGCTGTTTCCAATCTCACGGATAGGTGGGTTTTGGAAACCTCCCTCTGGGTCCTTGCTTCTGTAGTAGAAGACACCTGTCTGCTCGTAGATGTCATGAAGCTCCAGTGGCTGAAGCTCACCACCCTTCCCGAGCTGGACGTTCTCAAGGCCCTCGATGTCAATGATCAAACCGTCAGGCTTCGCCTTGGCGATAGCTTGCTGGATCTTGAGGTGAGTAATCTGGAGCATATCCGCAAAGCCAACACAGCTGTCAACCATTGACTTAGGAACCATTCTCCGAAGGTTCGTGGCGACAGCTGAGTAGGACAAACGACACTTAGAGATGTCGTGGATGTTTCTTGGCATATTAGCCTTCATGCCGTAATCGTACATGAAGTTGGTGCCAATGATGTAGCTACCGCCGTAAACGGTGGCGATATTCATCTTTCTAGGCTGACGCTCAAAGACGCTGCCTGGTCTCTCCTTGTATTGGAATCCTTCGTAGAAGAAGAGCTTGTTGCCATATCTGTTCTCCTTGTCCTCAAAGTACATGCAGTCAACTGACATAAACTCAAAGTCAAGGACGTCGACCATGTATTCATCGTACCCAAAGACATTTCTCTTCAGGTAATCGTCAAAGTACTGATGGTTAAGCTTGCTGGAATCGTTTCCATTCATGCCAGCAGCCCCCTGCGCCATCTTCGCGTAATCCTCTTCTGTAAACTGATCACCAGCCAAGCGCTTCAGCTCCTGGATTGAGATTTTTTTAATGTGTCCAGCATAAGTGAGATCGTTGAGGCCAGGGTCTTCGGTGTAGCTATGCACAAACATGCACGGATCAACGTATTCAGTCTTGATTCCATAGTTAGGGTCGTTTGACCTCTTGACTACAGCCATGCCGAGGGAAACAAGGTCGTTGACACATCTTCTGTAGATGCTGTCGTTGAAATTGTTCCAAGACAGAGTAAGGCTAGTGCCAATCTGGGCAGCTATCTCTGCGTCAGTCTTGAGGTTGGTTTCCAAAAAGATCTCTGCCTCCTCCAGTGTATCTGGAAGGTCTGCTGGGTCCTTGTCGAGGATAAGGCCACCAGTTTCTGCCTTGAGAGCCTCAAGCTCTGGCTTGATCTGTACTTGCGTTCTTATTCTTTGCTTCTCCTTGTTCTTTTCAGAAGAAGAGATGGGGTCGATGGCCTCAAGGTTCGGATATGGATTTCTTGAGAGAATCTTGTTCCCAACGATGCGAGAAAACTTAGGGAGTATAGGTACTGGCGTGTAGTCAAGATTCACGAGGCTGCCGTCAGCAGCATTCGGATCCATAGAGGTAAGAATCCTCTTGTAGATGTTCGTGTCCTGAGTGCCGTTAGCGTAATCTCTATTTCTCTCCCAGATCTTATTTCTCTTCCTATACAGAGACTCTGAGTCCTGCATTTTACCCCACTGACCTTCAATAGCCTTGGCATACTTCAGACCGTACTTTTTGCCCTGCTTTACATCCTGAGGAGCTAGTGGGTCTGGAAAGCTCTTGCTCTGCCTTTTATCGTTACTGTACATCAGGGATTCTGCATTTTTGCAAATATAGAAATAATCTGATTGTTAGCCTATTGGCCTATATCTCCTAAAGAATTTCTTCTCGTCAAAGTTGACAACCTCTTTCTTAGTTTTTGACTTTTGAGCACCAAGGAGAGCCAAACCAGAGCTAATCGTAAGGTCAAACTTAGTACGGTCGTTGATCTTGAATCCAATCCAATCCTCAAGAGTTTCGTTGAAATACATGTTCCCGTACTCCCCAGTCTCTCTGTGCATGCCAATGTGGTCATGTACGTATGCTTCAATGGCGTGTGCATGAGCTTGAATTACGTCCTGAGAGTTAGACGGTATACCCTTGGTCTTGACGTTGACCTTTGAGTTGGCGGCCCTCAAGTGAGAAGGCCTTGACATTAAGTAACCGTCGTAACCTCTTGATTCAAAGTATCTTGCGATACCGTACTTATTGTTCTCAATTAACAGTGGGTACCCGTAGAACACAGCTGCCATCAGGCAGTCTTCGTAGAAGATCTTAGCCAAAGGCGGACGGGACGCATACTCCAGCACAAACATGTTCGATGGATGCTCCATGTGAAACTTGTTGTACAGGTGTAGCGCTCCTTTCGACCCCCGTCCGTCGACGGTGGCGTCAAGGTCGTAGGAGTCAACCCCGCCTACCCCCAGCTCTGCATTAGGTGCAATACGTTTACCTCTCTCTTCTTTCTTGAGGTTTCTTAGATTCTCAGGCGGCATCCAGGCAATCTTGAACCTCCCCTTCGCGTCTGGCTTAAAGATGACTTTCGTGTCCTGGACACCGTCCTTCCACACGAAGTTCCCTCTGACAACAGGGTTTGGATATAGATCGTCATTATACTGGATTTGCTCATAGATCTTTCCGATGTTAAACAGGCTACCGTCAATACTATCCCGAAAGGCCTCATCCGTTGTAAACGGGAACTGCCTTGTCACCTCGTTGAGTTCCGACGGATCGCTCTTAAGACTATCTCTTTCGTTCTTAAGGTAAGTCTTAGCTCCGAATATGATGTCCTCTCCATCAAGCCCTTCTATGACTTTGTCTGGATCGTTGACAACTGGATTTCCGAACTTATCGAAGAATCCTTCTAGGGATTCAAATGCAGGGATAAAGAGTCTATACAGGCCACTCCTGGTTCTCCCATTCGCGTTCCTCTCCTCGGGGTTAGAATCCCTCCAGAGATCCTTGTACTCTTTTCCTCCCTTGTCCATCGGATTTACGGTGCTTCCCACCATTGCTTTTCCGACGATTCTTCGCCCGACGATCAAACACGTCCGTTGAATCCTCCAAGCGTCTCTTATGTCTGTAGGTTTTTCCCATTTTCCTGCCTCATCGAGATACAGGAGGTGAAGCTTTTCACCGTCATAAGCGTTGTTAGTGGTATTCTTCCAGTTTATGACCGTATTAAGAGCCTCGCCCTTCTGCGTAGTCTTATTGTTCTTCGTGATTCTCTTACTCGGCTCGCGAAAAGCCAACTCCATGCGCGGATTGGTCGTTCCATCCTGAATAGGTTTAAAGAAGAAGGGGTAGTGCCTGAACATCTGCACGACCTTCTTCATGAATATATTCTCCTGGGCGTCCTTACCAGTCTTTGACTGTATCCCCAGGAGCTTGTCTTTTACTTGTGTGGCCTCGTCAAGCAGAACGGCAGAGCAGATATTGGTGTATCCGCTCCGCCTGCACTTGGTATATAACTGCCCGATACATCGGGGGTCCGCCTCACACGCAGCTAAATGTAAGAAAATTTCTCTTTGGAACGACAGGAAGCTCGGATAACCTATGTCCATCCGAGTCCATTGGAGCATCATATAGTGCCTGCCCGTAATATATGTAGGCTTGCCCCCATTGTAAAACCAAAAGCCTTCACGCCGACGGCGAAATTCCTCTTCGATATACGGAGAAAACTTCTGCCTGAACTCCCGAGGCGTCTCGGCCCACTCATCCATACTCTTAATCCTAGACAGTTCCTCAGGCATAGTAGTCCTTTCCCACAACTGCAGGTCGTCTGGCCTTCCATGTCCTGCAATCTCTTTTTTGGGAGGCTGAGCGGGAAGTGCAATGTCCAACCCACCGATCCGAACAACTTCTCCTTTCGTACCGTGGGGGCAAATTGCGATAATATCCTGATCATCAGAATACTTGTCCATACCTATTGCTTCTAAAGCTTGGGGCCCCAGACTTTGGGTTCTTGAGCTCCATATACTTTCCGCATGGACACTTGATGTCGTGATAAGCTCCGTCTGATCCGAACTTAATGGATACTCCGCTTCTAGACTCTTCGTGCTTTTTTTCGCAGTTGCAGATGTAATCAGCCATGGATTGGTTTCATAAAATTGTTTACAGTAATAATAGCCTCGTAAAGCTGAGCGCCGTTCATCCTGTCCTGCATTCTGTTTCTTGCAGAAGTAGAGTCATCAATAAAAGGAATCAGCACGATAACTAGCAATAGTAGCCTTGAAACGAAACTAAGCATGATTATCGTCCCTGTGAAGCGTATGGCTTCTTGTAGGCCTTGGAGTTTTTGTTCTTAGACTGCTTCGTCTTTGCATGAACCCCTTTGCGCTTGACGCTTTTTGACTTGTAAGTTGACGATTGAATTTTAGCCATTTTATTGAATTTAGTACACCTGCAGGGACTCGAACCCCGAACCTGCGCATTAGAAGTGCGCTGCTCTATCCTGTTGAGCTACAGGTGCATACAGTTACCTACTGCGTCTTCGCCTAGGCCTATTGTTTGCTCTGTTCTGAGACTCGGGCTGAGGTGTTGTTTTGTCAGACGTGCCGACGTGCGCTTCGTCGAGACCATCGCCGTTACCGTATGTACCCTTACGGCGGTTGATTCGGTTCAAGTGAGCACGGTACTTCTTGGCTTTTCCGCCCTTCCCGTACTTCTCGTACTCCTTCTTATAGTCTCGCTTCTTGAGCTTCATGGTACAAATATAATAAATTGTTGGGGCGGCGGGACTTGAACCCGCGACTTCCTGTGTATAAGACAGACGCTCTAACCAACTGAACTACGCCCCAGTTGATAAGCCCATTATGCGTAGAGGGCCGCCTGACGAAAACCAACAACTCAGTCCTCGAACTCTTCGTTCCAGGATTCATCCCAGAACTTAAAATCTATCTTGTTTTTTTGATACACGATTTCTTTCCAATCATTTAGAGTATCTCTCAGCGAAACCTCCGCTGTAGTCTTTGGCTTCTTCGATCCCTCCATTTGTTTGTAGGTCTTTGATCATTTGTTCCAATCGCTGTCTTTCAACGATTAGCTCCTTGCAGTCTGTGGCTGTTTGCTTGATAGACTGAAGTTCTGCTTTACGTGCGCTCCCGTTGATCTCAGGATCAACAGGTTTCTTGACTTCGTCAATCATGTTATTGATAGCTGCTTCCATCGACTTCATGAGTCGCTCGGCAGCATCAATCGTTGTGAACTTCTTCCTCGACATAAAGAATATCTTCTGCTCGAACTCTAAAGTAATTAACGTCGTCGATAGTTATCTCGTAGTCTCGGTTCTTTTTAATGCCCACAACATCGCCAGTAGCGATCCCAAGCTCTTCAAGCCAAGGAGCGTCAAAAGCAACGCGAGCTTTGCGAACAGGAGACTCGGTAAGCTTGACCACTTCGATGAGGTCGCTTTGCTCTCCAGGCTCAGGACCTTCTTCAACAGGCGTGAGAAGAGCCCAACCGCCGAGAGTATATATGTGTCCACTTTTTGCACTCTTGTATGCGATTGCTTGGTTATTGATTGTGTGTTCAGCATCGTACCGAACCAGGAAGTGCTTATCGTGACCAGTCAGTACTTGACCCTCATTAAGTACAACTAGGTGGTGGAAGTACAAGGTGTCTCCTGGCTCTACGCCAGTATCGTGCTTAAGCGGGGCGCACACCACGGGACCCTCGGTCACTCGGTGCTTGAACTCATTCCACTTGGAGTCTACGTACAGCTCCAAGCCCCCATCGGTAGTCATCGTGTCTTTGATCTGCTTGTCTAGCTCGACAACGAATAGGTCAAGAGTCTTCATTTTTGTAGGGAAACATTTCATTTAATTTATCGCGTCGTTGATCACAGCCGCAGTCCTCTGGGCCGTATTTCTCAAGAAGCTTTTTGATTCCAGCTGCTGTAGCGATCTTCTCTACTGTATCGCCCAGTCCTTTACTCTTAGAAGTTGCAGTCATACTCTATAATACAAGGCATGTCGTCGACACACTTCCACAAAACCTGTGAGTCGTCTCTCTGCAAATATACAAGGTATCTCTTCTTATTGTACTTAAAAAGGTGTTCGTCGTCCATAATAATGGTTGAAACTTCACCCCCGCCAGCTCTCATGCCGACGTAATAAGCCATAGCATCCTTCGGGTCTCTCCCGATGATGATTTTCCGTATAAGTCCGTCCATTAGTTCAATGAAATGCCGAGGTCTCCCAGCAGGTCATCTAGATCGGGTCCACTGTTCTGCTCCTCGTAGGTATTCGATATGAATTTTATCATCTCCTCCATCTCTTCTTTAGATCCGAGATTGTAGCTGAACAAAGCTTTCATGTTGCTGGTGTCTTCATCAACGGGTTCGAGAAGACCTGTAACGACTACAGACATGACTCTCTCCCTCATATTGTAGCGCTCAATCAAAATGTCCATTTGACTGTGGAGCTGCTGCATCTCTAGTAGGAACTGGTAGTCTTCTGTATCTTCGTAATCCATCATCACTTTATTTCATGCCAAAAAGCGTAGTCTCGAAGAAGAAGCTTTTCAGAGAGTTTTCTAGATTAAATCAAAGGTACGTAAAAAAGAACTACCTCAAGAGGCTGAGAACCAGCGTCAAAGACTTCTGCAGAGAGAAGGATATCTTTGAAAAAGAGCTCATGTTTTTGCTGTGGGCATACGACCTAGAGTTCTGGACGCTGAGGTACGCCGCCGAGGACTACGACTATTCAGAAAAGAAGCTAGGCGAAAGGCTTGTGTATGAGTTAGTTAAGCAAGGTTACATCTACAAACACTTTGACAAGATGACACCTTCTCAAACGTTTGAGGATCACCTGTTTAGAGAAGAGACGAAATACAACTACAGAGTCAGGTATGCCATAACGCAAAAAGCCCGCTTGTTAGTGCAGGCTTTTTACAGATATCTAGAGGGTGATTAAGTTAGAGAGAAATCGAAGGTGCTGCTCAATGAAGTGAGGGACGTGTTTTTGTTTCCTGGGAGATATCTAGCATAGATACCGTTTGCGGCTATTTGGCCATTGTTAAAGTAAGCGTTTATGGGAACCAAAACACCTTGCTGAAAAACATCTTCATTCCAGGGGAAGAAGGGAAGTCCACTCTGACCCACGAAAACGTTTTGAGCTAAATTAAAAATATCCAGAGAAACAAGAACCTCATTTTCCCCAAGAGATATTATAGAGGTTATCTTGGGCTGGGTTTTAATTCTGACACCAGACTGGCTAACATTGGCAGATCCGTTGTCGCACCCAAGGTATTGACCTTTGTCCGATGCAACCTCTATGGTTTCGGCCAAAGAAACTGGAATCTGACTTGGGGGAGCATCTGCGTACTGAGTAAACTCAGAGATATTGGTTCTAATAAAAAGACCAGTAAGGCCAACCCTGGGGTACACAGGGAAATTGCATGGACCAAGGCTACTAGTGCTAAGCAGCCCAAGAACATCCTGCAGTGTTACGGGGCCAGTGTTGGAGCTTGCGTAGGGTGTGAGGTCAAAAGTCTGGACAGTATTCAGGGGGACGCCTGGGGCAAACCAGTCCCACACGGTGTTCTGCTTAGCAGCTCCGCCGCCGATTGCTGTAATTCTATTGCTTCCAGAACTAGGCCTTGGAGTTGTTTTTCTTCGAATTGCCATTATTTATAGGTTAGAGTCCAAGGTCTTCGGCAGTTACAACTTCTGACCACTCGGAGTTTTGCATTATGAGTGTAATATTCTCTAGTGTGTATGTGGTCTTTCCTGAAAGGAAAGAAGGGATTGGTGTTTCGTATTTAATACATGCTTTAGTTCCGTCAAGAGAATATCTAAAGTATTCCTTGCCAGAGCTAGGGAGCTGACTGATGTCAATAGATGAATCTGCAGCATCCACTTCTGATCTATCTACAATTACGTACTTAAACATGATTATGGGGTTGCTATTGCGCTAGATGGGGTAAATGTAACTCCACCTGATGGGTTAGTTGCATCTCCTGCATTACCCATTGTGTCAGAAAAGTCGTTCTCAAACCTGTAGTAATACTGAAGGTTTGAAGAAGAGGTGTAGTCACCATTGTCCGACTGCAAGTCAAACGTAGATCCACTGTTGTATATAGCGGTTACTTCTGCAGCACCAAGTTCGGCATCCCAAAGAGCTACCTCATCATAGTTACCCTTTGTGTAACCATTAAAAGACGAAGACCCAGTCATCTGAGCACCAACCGCATAATTGATCCCGCTGGATACGTCAGCAGCAGCGTGGTTGGTACCAGAAGCAAGCGTATGCGACACGGCTTCAGTCCCGTTTACGTAAAATTTGGCCAAACCTGCAGCAGCACCAACACCCTTCTTCACAGAAGCTGCAATATGAATCCAGGTTTCGCTGGCTGGTGCTGTAATAGCACCAAGGCCAGAATGTCCTGAACCGTTGTGAGTAACGCCCGTCTGGATGTAGCTCGCACCGACGTTCAAGTATCTTATCCAAAAAGCATTTGCCGTTCCAGATAGTTGATTAAATCCAAAGAGATATGAGGTGGACCATGTCTTTCGTCTAACCCAGAACGACACAGAAAAGCTATCTGAGTGGAATGCTGACACCTGGGCATCGCTGAGGCCCAGAGGCACAACATCATCCACCCCGTCAAGCTGAATAGAGTATTCGTTGCTGTAAGGAACAACTCTATTTACACCAGCTTCCTGGGATGAAGAAGAATTCATATTTAATCCTAGTCCTAGCATATCAGAGTCCTTTACCAAATATCACTTCGTAGTACGTCTTCCCCTCATCATCACGACAAGCCTTGAGACACCGACCACGATTAATCCCATCATAAACGAAAGAGACGTGAACCCAATCAGGATTATCGTCATCACCAAACTCCCAAATGAGTTGATCAAACGTAACGTTGTTGAGTATCCAACGGAAGATTTCACCGTTTGTACAGCGTCCAAATACGTCTGCGTCCAAATCAAGTGCTCTGCCTTCCACATGTTGACTGCGCTTCGAACCGCCGATAGCATCATTGAGCTCAGGCGAACGATAGCCGCTCGACACGTATATAGGACACTTGAAAGTGTCCCTAAGAGGTTGAAATACGTGCTCTGCAACCTTTCGTAAATTTTCTGTAGCCCAGTCATCAGGTGTGTTATCTATTCCAAGTCTTTTAGCCGTGTTGCTTTTTGTCACCTCGGCGAGCGACAGATTTTTTGACAGCTTCATTGTTGAGTCTGCGTTTTTCATTTTCTACTCCAGGATCCTTTCGCTTCCTGATAGGATTGAAGTAGGTTTTTTTCACTTCGTCTTAGTCAGGGATCTGTATCTCTCAACCAGTGGCTTAGCAGCTGATGTACCCTTGACCTTAGCTATCTGGGCTTCTAGCTTCTTTATCTCTGCTGAGATCTTTTTTCTGTCCGCCTCTCTTCTAGTGACACTTCTGTTGTCCCCAAGGGAGCCGCCACCGTTGTACTTCTTTACTTTCATTACGCAGCTACAAATAGTTCGACATTGCATGCGGCTGTGTTAGCCACTGCTTTAATAGAATCAATGTTTGACAGTGATGCTGTGGCAGCGCCTGCATCATCATCTGTATCCATGACCGTCTCAAACAAAACAAAGGAGTCACCAGCTGAGAGCTTAACGAAATACTCGTCGTCTCCAGAGGTCATGCGCAGTGTGATGAAGTTTGTGAGGTCCAAGTTCGTGATACGAACGTAGTCTACGCTGGAGTCAGCGAACTGACCTGCAGCCTCCGCCGTATCGAAAAGGGCCAGAGACTGTTCTGTAGTCCCCACCTTTACGATACGTTGATCCAACTGGGTGATGCCAGTCATATCAATCGTGTTCGTGGATCCTCTTTCAGATCCGTTGAGAGTGATGCTCTCCTGTATAGTTACTGTGAGTGTTGCCATTATCTAGGGAGTCTTGCTCCGAGCATCGCTCTAAGCATTTTGAAGTCTTCAGCTGTGATCTTACCGTCGTTGTTCTTGTCGAGCTTCTTCTGTCCACCGACAAGACCACCCTCTTTGAGAACCTTCATTCCGTTCTCCCCTACTCCAAAGCTACCCAGGAGTCTCATGAGGTCTCCAATACCCATGTCGGGTCTAGAGCGATCGGCCTGACGACCAGTGTATTCACCAGCACCGATTCTATCCATCAGTGACGGACCTCCGAGGTTGTCGTCGATGTTCTCTTCAGCCATGTCAATGTCCTGAATCTGTCCGAGCTGCATGTCATCAACAGACATCCCAGGTGCCCCGTAAGCATCAGAACCTGGGGTCTCCCCCATACCTCCAAAGAAACCTGCTTCACCAAGGGCCTGTTGAACCTTTCTGGCTTTCTGAGCCTTCCCCAACAAGCCTTTCAGCCCTCCCTTTCCGAGGGACTTTGCTGCAGCACCTTTAAGAGCACCGCCCTTCAAAGCACCAACAAGTGCAGGAGCTCCGAATGCTGCCCCAGCAGCCAGAGCACCAGCAGCTATGCCTTTCTTTGCTCTGTCTTTCTGTACGTTTCTGAGGTAATCGAGTCTGTCAGAGCTCTGAGGTCCGTACTCATTGAGTCTACCTTCTCTTTCGAGCTTCTTGAGGTATCTCTTCTCCTGTCTAAGTGCGCTGCCCTTGGTATCAAAAAGGCCTCTGTTGGCGAAAGCCATGTTGATGCCTCTGCCAGCGCCCTCCATATCGGAGTACTTGGCTTGAGAGTTCCCGAAGAAGCCCCCACGCCTGTATTTCTTGGTTACTTGCATGCTTGTTCCTTTGCACGCAAATATACTTACTTATTTTTAAAGGCTTCTACTTGCCTTAGCCGCCTCAAAGCAGCCAGCCTGCTCCCATAGGGCCCCCCTAGATTCCTTCCCTTCTTGCTCTGGACGTAATACCCGTCTTTCTTCTTGACAATCATTTCTGGACCCTTCTAAAGTGATCCCTTCTGTCGTCCTCACCCTTGTAATGTCCGATTTGCCACTGATCAGCCCAGTTTTCCTCGTCCTCTAAGACCTTCCTCACTGATGTCCCAGGATCTTTGGCGAAGTGTGCTGTAAAAAGCATGTCCTGAACCTCAGGATCCAACAAACTAACATCTTTCAAATCCTCATCAGATAGATCGGGCACTTGCATACCACGCTTCTCCCCAATAGACTTCAATCTGTTGTAAGCTGTCTTAGCTGTAGGGGGGTCAAACTGATAAGCACCCCTACCAACCCCCACAGGCAAGATAAAGGTCTCCCCATTCCTTTCCACCTCTACCTCTTGTCGCTGTCTGTATGGGTCTGGTGAGTCAGGACCAGCTTCAACAGTCCTTACTGCCGCCCTGAAATCCTCAAAAGGCAACCGACCCCCGTAGTTGGTCTCCAAAATGCTGTCCAGCTTGGCAAGATTCAAGTAGCTGTCACCCCCCTCCTCATGAAACTCACTCCACCCCGTAGGAACCAGCTCCCCAGAAGCCGTGTACTTGTAACCTTTAGGAGGATCCTTCTGCAATCTCACCCCCTCCTTAGCCCTAAAAACTGTTTTCATGTCTAGATACAACTATTCTCGCGCCATAAAGAATAAGGATTCATCTGCGTACACGCAAAAAAAACATCTTTGAGTGCTTTCTTTAATCTGAATCGCTTCGATGCCGTAAAGGTATAAAGGAATTTTTTGAAAGTCAATAGTCTAGTAACACTTTAAGACAAGGCTTCTAAGTTGCTGTAAACGAAAGGCTTAGAGGTTTTCGTGTGAAATTGTTTCTGAAGGCAATGACCCAAGATCACGTCGAAAAAAGAGGGGAGTAACATATACCGTGGGGATTATATATACTTACACACGCCCGACTGCACGAACCGAAACGGATTCAGCAACCCCACCCCCCTACTATCTTCGATAGTAGCGCAAATACTTTTCAGCTTTTACCTACTGACTTTCAGTCAGTTAGGTAGCTTTGGTTCTACCACTGATGCAAGACCTGCGAAGCTTGCGCCGTCTCCTGAGCGGTGGGACAATCCCTCCCAAACTCCTCTTACTGCCTTACCCCTTCCCCTCTTAGGGGAAACATTCAAGCCGATTTGGTCGGCCTTCACGATGGCTAACCTACGGAGATAACAAGTTATCTCTCAGTGCGTTAGCAGCCTCGACTTCCACTACTACTACCGAAGGTAGTGTAGTGAGGACACTGAAAGGTAGAGATATGTATTAGAATGAAAGAAACCTTTAGGTTTCATTCTAATACATTATCTCATAAACCGATGAAAAACTTCAACTTCTCCGATTGCCGTAAGGCAACCAACCAAGCCATCTTCCGTCCAACTGCGGCCCGCAAAGCAGAAGCTGTAAAGCTTCTGACTGAGGCCTTGGACTTCATCTCCAACCTCGAAGAGGTTGCCGACAAGCCTTCGAAGAAGGCTGGCAAGAAGCGTCGTCGTAAGACGACGAAGAAGGCCACTCCACAGCAACGAGTTGCTGACCGTCAAGAGAAAGCCTTCCATGGGAAGGCTGACAGCCCAGTCAAGCCTTCGAAGAAGGCTAAGACAGCTTCAGTAGAAGCTGCAAGAGAGTCAGCTAAAGCTGTCTCGGTGGCCACAGGAGCCGCTGCTAAAGCAGCGAAGAAAGCTCAGCTGAAAGCTGAGGCTGAGGCCGCTGAAGCACCGAAGGTGACTAAGCCGAAGGCTAAGGCTCAACCGAAGGTTGACGAGTCAAGAGTAGCTTCCTTGGAAGCTAAGATTGAGGCTCTCACCGCAGTGCTCGCCCTGCACATGGAGTCTTCGACTCAGCCCTCAGCTAACGAAGTTAGCTTGGACGAACTCCCCTTCGAGCTCTAATCCTTTAGGATTAGTTTAATTGATAACCCTTAATTCATTGAAAATGAATCACTTAGTTTCTGACCTTGATATCGAAGATATCAGCCAAATCACTGCTTCCTACCCGCAGGGCACGACGCTCGACCATGCGACCTTCAGCGAAGCTGTCGACTTTCTTGACTCCTTCGTTGATAACGAAGAGGACGGCGACAAACTCCGAATGCTGTGGGACTTGCAAGGTCTGAAAGACCTCCTGCGTGACGCAACAGCAGGCGCTGTGGAGATTACCATCTCCCGAAGCTTGCTTGCCCTTGGAAGCGGTTGCTCCATCGGCTAACCTCTTAGAGTATCTTGATATATACACTCTCTTCATTTATGAAGAGTGTATATATCTTAGATACCTCTTGACTCAACATTTTCAAACTTCAATTCAAACCCCTTTGCTATGCAGACATTTGCAGCTACCCGCCGTCAGCTTATCGCTGACCTCCTCGACCTTCACCTCTCCTTCGACGCAGTGCGTGCCACCTCCGAGTGGGACGAACTCACCTGCCTTGAGCAGATGACCTTGGAGGACTTGATTGAGATGTAATCTCAATTACAGGTACACTGATGAGCCTTGAGTAGGCGAAACACCCCCTTGGGGTGTCTGTATCAAACTTCAAACTTCATCTACGATGACAATCAAATCCTTATACTTCCTCGTTCAAGAGAGCGAGGGCTTCAGCGTCCGAGCCAACGACCTCCTCACCTATGCGGCCAAAGAGGGCTACGCAGTCGGTGGTGCAGAGCCAGCGGTGGGCGTGTTCAAGTGCAAGAACGACGACCTTTCGTTCCGAATCTTCAACAGAGAAATCAACAGACTTCAGTCGGTGGTGACTGACCCCAACCAAGTCATAGGTGCGTGGGTAGACGTGGTCGAAGACCCCAAGGGGGTGGCCTACCTCGAACTCTCTGACGTAGTCAAGTCGAAGCAAGTGGCTCTCGAACTTGCCCGAGCACGTGGTGAGAAAGCCATCTACGATTTCGCTAACTCTGAATCCATCTACCTGTGAACGTGTGGGAACGCTACCCCGAGCGGGGCACGATGAGCGATGGCCTCCCCAAGTCGGTACCAACCGACGAGTACCGAATGGTCTTCTACTACGGCTTTGACCGAGATGACTGGGACGCACTCACGTTCAAGGCGAACTCGATCGGGCACGCAAGGGAGCGGGCACTCGACCTTGTCCCTGACGGACACCG